CTCAAGGCCATTGCCAAGCGGTTGGGGGTGTGATGCATTACTACAAACGAAACCTTGGCGACTACGCCAAAAAATGCGGACGGTTGACCATGCTTCAGCACGGTGCGTACACGCTCTTGATCGACTCGTGCTATGACCGTGAGAAATTTCCCACGGCTGATGAAGCGATTGAGTGGACTTGGGCAAGCACAGAGGCAGAGGTAGAGGCTGTGAAGTTTGTGTTGAGCAGGTTCTTTACACTCGACAATGATGGGCAGTATGTGCAAGACCGGATACTCCAAGAACTGCTTGAGTACCATGAGAAAGCTGACACCAACAAACGAATCGCTATTGAACGTGAAACGAAGCGTAAGTTAAACAACACGAACCGTACACCACCCGTTGACGAACCGCCACCTAACCATAAACCAAGAACCATAAACCAAGAACCAGTTATTGATGCCGCACCTAAAGGTTCGGCCAAAGCAAAGCGTTTATCAGGTGATTGGGTGTTACCAAAGGAATGGGGTCTTTGGACTGTGGACAACATGAAATGGGATTCCGCAACTGTTCGCTTTGAGGCAGACAAGTTCAAGGATTTTTGGATGGCAAAGGCAGGAAGGGATGCTGCCAAAGCCGATTGGTATGCGACATGGAGGAATTGGTGCAGGAACTCCAAGACTGAGGTTAAACCGAGTGTTTCCAACTTTGCGGGAGGCATCTGATGAGAGGCCATGAAGAACTAATAGCCATGAGGATTCGTGGCAACCATCCGAAAGCAGTCAACATCTGTGACTTCCCTGTCAAGCTGGATGCTGAGTGCCCAACAGTCTGTGTGGCTGAAGACCATGTGGTTGATCTTGACCTGCGGTTTGTGTTTGACATGATTGTCCACATTGATGGGCACGATGAGGCCAGAGCAGACGAACTGATGCAGAAATGTATTGATGCTGACGCTAGGATTGTCAGCAGAAGCTGCTACCCAAAAAAGGGCACATACCAAGGCAGAGTCCCTTTAACCCACAAATTCTTTGCCAAATGACCACCATATTCTCAAACCAAGACGTAGATTTTCGTCAGTACCTGAGAGACACTGATGCCAAGGCGAACGTCAAAAACGCTGCTGACTACACAAAAGTCCTGAAGGCAAGACTCAGGCAGAACCATTCTGAGAAGAAGGTGTACCTTCCTTGGCCTAAGACCCAAGCCAACTTTGACTTCCGAAAGGGTGAGGTCACTGTCTGGGCAGGTCAGAACGGGCATGGCAAGAGCCTGGTGACCAGCATGATTGCCTTGTCCCTCTTGGGACAGGACGAACGGGCCTGTATAGCCAGCTTTGAGATGAAGCCTCACCTCACTGTCCAGCGGATGGCACGGATGTTTAACGGGCTAAACCCTTTTTGCCAATCATTCCAAAATGCCAAGGGCGTAGAGGCCATTGATGCCTTGTATGACGACTTTGGGGGCTTTGTTGATGGGCGGCTGTTCATCTACGACCAGCAGGGCACAGCAGACCGTGAGTTAGTTCTGGGAATGGTGAGGTATTGTGCGAAAGAGCTAAACATTGGTCACGTGTTCATTGACAACCTCGCCAAGGTGGTCAGTGGGGAGGACGATTACAACGGTCAAAAGGCTTTTGTGGACGAACTCACGGCTATTGCAAGGGACATGAACATCCACATCCACCTTGTCCACCACCTTAAAAAGCCCAACAAAGAGACAGAACTGCCCGACAAGAACGACTTGAAGGGGTCTGGAGCCATTGCCGACCAGGTGGACAACATCATTTTGGTGTTCAGGAACAAGGCCAAAGAGATTGCTTTGAAGACTGAGCCAGCCAAAGTCAACCTAGACGACCCAGATCAAGTCCTGTTTGTCAGAAAGCAGCGCAACTATGAGGGTGGGTTTGATGGTGAGCCGATGATCAAGCTGTGGTTTGACCCTGACAGCCACCAATATCACGAGGCGAGGGGTTCAGGGATGCTGCACTTCATTCGCTACCCTCATGCTGAAATCTACAAATGACCTGCCAAGAGTGCCAATCAGTCACGGAAGCCCCCAAATGGAACAGATACGACCCGAACTGCATTTACTGTGGGGCAAGGCTACTCAGGCAGCTTGGCACACTGAACATCCCCAAAGACGAGATACAGAGGCGCAGAACCAAAGTTTTGACCGACTGGGTGAAGCAGGGCCACAACGAAGACCAGATCAGGAACCTTCTAAGGTCTGGGCCTTGGATTAAACCGAAAGAGAAAAATGCAAAAAAAGGAGAATTTAAATGAGTTGGCTTTATTCGCAGGTGCTGGTGGAGGAATACTTGGGGGAAAACTCCTTGGATGGAGAACAGTCTGTGCAGTTGAGTGGGAACCCTACCCCGCAAGCGTACTTGTCGCCAGACAAAATGACGGACTTCTCCCGCCTTTCCCGATTTGGGATGACGTTCAAACCTTTGACGGAAAGCCGTGGCGAGGAATTGTTGACGTTGTTTCAGGCGGGTTTCCCTGTCAAGACATCTCAGCCGCTGGAAAAGGAGCAGGGATTGACGGAGAACGATCAGGAATGTGGGGCCACATGGCAAGGATCATTGGCGAAGTACGACCCAGATACGTCTTTGTGGAGAACAGCCCAATGCTCGTTACTAGAGGACTTGAACGAGTCCTTGGCGACCTTACCGTGCTCGGGTATGACACGAAATGGACTGTTATGGGAGCTGCCGATGTTGGAGCAAACCATAAGCGAGACAGAATATGGATCAAAGCGCATCTACCCAACTCCAACAGCATCAGCCATGCCATGCGAGGGACCAGTCAGGAGGATGCGGAACGCGTGGCTAGAGGGTATGAGCCTAGAGGAAGCATCAGCGATAGCAGGTCGGGATGTCAGGATGGCGCAAGGAAAAGTTCCCAATTGGCCCACTCCAGTCAGGCTGGAGAGCAATGGAAGTGCAGCATTCAAACTGACGGATGCAGTGGAGGCATCTTTGGGCAAGACAATGCCGAAAATGCAAAAGAATCCACAAATGTGGGAGATGTTCAAGAATTGGCCCAGTCCCAACGCAAGGGATTGGAAGGACAGTGGAGCCAGCCAAGGCAACAGGAAGTCGCCCAACCTGGGGACTCAGGTACATTGGCCCACACCCAGAACAGCAGGGATGTGTGGAGGCAGTGGCAGTTGGGATTTGCTGAACAAAAACACCACAGTGGAGGAGGCTCGACAAATGGGAGCAGGGAATGGTGGGAAGCTGAACCCAACGTGGGTCGAGTGGCTAATGGGGTGGCCGCTAGGGTGGACAGACTTAAAGCCATTGGGAACGGGCAAGTGCCACTCTGCGCCGCCACAGCATGGAGAACTTTAAGCCAATGATTTATGTAGGAATTGACCCTGGCTTTTCGGGCGCATGGGCAATGGTTGACCATCACGGCAAGTATGTCTCGTGCGGCGACATGATCCATGACGGCAAACACATCAATCAAAGGATGGTCTGGGCAGAAATGAGCCAAGCCCTTGAGCGGCAAGACCGAGAGGTGGCCTTGGAGGTGGTGCATTCCATGCCCAAACAAGGGGTAGCCTCATCCTTTAAGTTTGGGATGGCTTATGGGGTCGCCTTGGGCCTTGTTGACCGTTTGCTGTGCCCTGCCCACTTGGTCACCCCACAGGCATGGAAAAAGCAGATGGGTTTAACCTCTGACAAGCATCTCAGTCTGAAGATGGCTAGAGAACTATGGCCCAACGCACCATTGACCAGGCAAAAGGACAACGGACGGGCCGAGGCTTTGCTGATTGCAGAATGGGCACGGAGGTTCACGGCATGAGCGACAAATACGAGATTGAACTGGTTGACCGCATCCAAGCATGGAAAGACATACAGGATGGCCTCTATCCGTTCTTAAAAGGCCGATTAAACGGAGAAACGAAGTGGATCCTTACCCTGAGCACCAAAAAGCGAACAAGCCCCCAGAATCGCCGATATTGGGGTCGAGGCGTTTTGTCCCAGATATCGGAGCAAGCCAAAGTCGGAGGCCAGCAGTATGGCGCCGAAGCATGGCATGAACTAGCCAAGCGCAAGTTCTTGGGTGTAACTGAGTTACCAGACGGCTCAATCGTGGGTAAAAGTTCCACAAACCTTACAACAACAGAATTCAGCGATTTTTGCACGCAGGTTGAGGCGTGGGCGGCTACCGAGCTTGGGGTCACCTTTTACGACCTTCCAACATGATGATCCCCAAACACAACTACGTCAGAAGCAAGAAGCTATTGCGCCTGGTCGCAAGTCTGGACTGCCAGTTGTGTGGGTCAAGCATCTGCGTACAGGCAGCACACTCAAACTGGGGTGGAGGCAAGGGCAGAGGGATCAAAGCTGACGACAATCTTACGGCGGCACTGTGTATGACTTGCCATTTCGACATCGATCAGGGCATCAGATGGTCAAAGGCTGAGAGGCAGACAGCATGGAAGATTGCCCATCACAAGACCGTTCAAGCATTGACAGACAGTGGACAGTGGCCCAAAGAGGTTCCTGTTCCTGAAATAGAATGAAGGCGCTGACATAAGCAGTTGCCAGCTTGACCCATTGTTAACGCAGTGGGTTTTTTTTAAGAGGTAACCAATGGGCAGACCACCAAACCCCAACACGACAAACTTCCTGAGAAAGATAGGGAAGGCAGAACAAACAATCCTGGCAGTCGCAGGTAAGGGAGACATCAGCCAAGGATTCTTAGAGATACTGGACGTATACAGGCACTTCTACAACCAAGGGCTAAGACCCAACATGAACCTCAAAGAGATAACCCTAAACATCCCAGATGAGAATGCTTCTTAATAAACCCAAAGCATATAACGCCATAGAGAAACCATGCAAGAAAAGCATAAGGCATTAAAGAGCCAAGGAAGGCATGGAAGTCAGCGCAAAGGGTAAGGGAAGACAAGAAGACCCAAAGGCCAGCACAAGAGGCATTAGATGGCTAGGTAAGCACTATAAGGTGGCAAGACCCAGTAGGACAAGATAAGGCAAGTACCCCGAAGAGGGAAACCCAAGTACCCCTGAGAAGCACCATCTGGCATATTCATTCTTTTTTTCTCCCCAGAAATCAATTTCCCCCAATCGAATCCCAGTTATCCACAGGGCGAACGTCAAGTTGTTCACAATCCCACCAGATTCAGGCCCATCTGCCAGCAATCCAGCCATAAACCTGTGCATAAGCATGGGTTTAGTTAACGTAATGGACACTGTGGAATATGGAACTGCAAAAACGTAAGGGGAAACCCTATGTATGCAAGTTTTGCATGGGGGGGGTGGGTCGGCGGTCGGCGGTGATTATTGTTGTACCCTCTTCCCCTCTGAAAAGGTAAAATTGGGAAAACTCCGAAAGGGTAAAGTGCCGTGAAAAAAATGAGTATTCAGCGATATGCGAAGAACCCGCCTATTGAGTTGCCTAAGACTGATCACACTCGGATGAAGGAGTTGAGGGAGATGATGATTCGGTCTGGGGGTAAGGATGTGGTGGAGAAGGTGGTGGAGATTGCGCTCAATGATGATCATCCTGGTCAGATGGCTGCGTTGAAGATGTGCATTGACCGGACGTTGCCTGTGTCTATGTTTGAGAAAGACAAGAGTCAGAGGAATGCGGTGACGATTAACATCACGGGGTTGGGTGTTGAGCCGACCATCATTGACCAAGAGGATATAACTGATGTCTGACCTTAATTTCTCCCTCCTACCTTGGCAACAGACTGTCTACACGGACAAGACTCGGTTTAAGGTGATTGCTGCTGGTCGGCGGTGTGGGAAGTCTCGTCTGGCGGCTACTACCCTGATCATTGAGGCACTGAGGTGTCCAGCAGGGTCTGCGGTGCTGTACGTCTCTCCTACGATGGGGCAGTCGCGGCAGATCATTTGGGACTTACTGTTAGACCTGGGGCGCGAGGTCATCCAGTCCAGCCATGTGAACAACCTAGACATCACCATGATCAACGGTGCGCGGATTTACGTCCGTGGGGCTGATAGGCCAGATACCCTGCGTGGAGTGTCCTTGACGTATGCGGTGCTAGACGAGGTGGCTGACATCAAGCCCGAGGCGTGGGAGCAGGTTATTCGGGCTTCTCTGTCAGACCGCAAGGGTCGAGCCATGTTCATCGGGACTCCCAAGGGTCGAAACTGGTTCTTTGACCTTTGGAACCTCGGTCAAGAGGAGAAGGACTCGGACTGGAAGAGTTGGCACTTCACCACTGCGGACAATCCCTTGATTGACCCGTCTGAGATTGAGTCAGCCAAAAAGACTCTGAGCAGCTTCTCCTTCAAGCAAGAATATATGGCCTCGTTCTCCAATGCAGGGTCTGACATCTTCAAAGAAGAGTGGATCAAGTACGGGGAGGAGCCTCAGTACGGCTCTTATTACCTGGCTGTTGACTTGGCGGGGTTTGAAGAGGTTGCTAAACAGGCTGCCAATTCCAAGAAGCGTCTGGACGAATCGGCTATTGCTGTGGTCAAGGTGACGGAGGACGGGAAGTGGTTTGTCAAAGAGATTGAACATGGGCGGTGGGATATTAGGGAGTGTTCGGCAAAGATTCTGATGAAGATGCGGGATTACCGTCCGCTGTCGGTGGGGATTGAGAGGGGGGCGTTGAAGAACGCTGTTTTGCCGTACCTGTCGGATTTGATGCGAAAGAACAATGTCTACGCTCACATCATTGATTTAACCCACGGCAACCGCAAGAAGGCTGATAGAATCATTTGGTCGTTGCAGGGCCGTTTCGAGCATGGCAGAATCATCCTCAACAGAGAAGAGGATTGGACTGCGTTCGTAGACCAATTGATAATGTTCCCCGCCCAAGGGGTACACGATGACCTCCCTGACGCGCTTTCCTATATTGACCAGCTTGCTGTTACCTCATACTTTGAGGACGATGATTCAGAAGACTGGGAGCCGATGGACATTATTGCGGGAATCTAGTCATGGAAAAAAACGAGTATGAGCAGCCAACACAGTCAGACAAAGACCTGACTGCCTTTGTTGTCAACCACTGTGACCGCTGGCGCGACTACCGCAACACCAACTTCATGACTGCGTATCTGGAATACGAGCGCATTTTCCGTGGTGAGTGGTCGGCTGAGGACAAAACCCGTGAATCTGAGCGTTCGCGCATCGTGACTCCAGCCACCCAACAGGCTGTTGAGACGCGACACGCTGAAATCATGGAGGCAATCTTTGGTCAGGGCGAGTTTTTTGACATCAAAGACGACCTGCGAGACATAAACGGCAACCCGTTAGACGTTGAACTCCTCAAAGCGCAGATGATGGAGGACTTCAAGACCGACAAGATCAGGAAATCCATCGACCAGATCGAATTGATGGCTGAAATCTACGGCACGGGCATTGGCGAGATCATTGTCAAGACAGAAAAGATTTTTGAGCCAGCTACACAGGTAATTCCTGGTCAACAAGGTCAAGCTGCCATTGGTGTGGTCGAGAAAAACCGCATTGCAGTGAAGATTGTCCCTGTCAACCCCAAGAATTTCTTGTTCGACCCCAACGGAACGTCCATTGACGACTGTATGGGCGTGGCGATTGAGAAATATGTGGGCATTCAAAAGGTCGTTCAGGGCATGGAGAGCGGTATTTACCGAAAGGTGGATATAGGCACAGCCTCTGAAGACACCGATTTGGAGCCAACCCAAGAGGTCACACAGTACCAAGACGAAAAAGTCCGGTTGTTGACCTACTACGGGTTAGTACCTAGAGAGATGCTAGAGGGGGAAGACGCTGATGTTGTTGATCTATTCCCAGAAGACTCATTGGCTGATGATTATTCCAACATGGTTGAGGCCATTGTGGTCATTGCCAACGATGGGGTTCTTCTCAAGGCAGAGGCCAACCCTTACATGATGAAAGACCGCCCGATCATCTCTTACCAAGATGACACTGTGCCCAACCGTTTGTTGGGTCGGGGTACGGTGGAGAAATCCTACAATATGCAAAAGGCCATTGATGCACAGGTGCGTAGCCACTTGGACTCTCTGGCACTGACAACCAGCCCAATGATGGGTCTGGATGCCACCCGACTCCCACGGGGTGCTAAGTTTGAGGTTAAGCCTGGCAAGGCGTTCTTGGTCAACGGCAACCCTGCTGAGATTCTGTATCCCTTCAAGTTCGGCGAGACAAGCCTTAACAACCTGTCCACAGCCAAAGAGTTTGAGCGGATGCTGCTTCAGGCAACGGGCACGATGGACTCGCAGGGCATGGTCAGCCAAGGTAGCCGAGACGGTGCTGGCATGAGCATGGCGGTGGCGACCATCATCAAGAAATACAAGCGCACACTGGTGAACTTCCAAGAGGACTTCTTGATTCCGTTCATTCAGAAGGCGGCGTTCCGGTTCATGCAGTTTGACCCAGAGCGTTACCCCTCGGTGGATATGCGTTTTGTGCCTACGGCGACCTTGGGCATCATTGCTCGTGAGTATGAGCAACAGCAGTTTATTGGCCTGTTGCAGACCTTGGGGCCAAACACCCCAGTGTTGCCGTTGATCCTGAAAGGCATCTTGAACAACTCCAGCTTGACCAACCGCTTTGAGTTGATTGCGGCTTTGGATCAGATGAGCGCACCCAATCCTGAAGCGCAGCAACTGCAACAAGCGCAACAGCAGTTGGCCTTGCAAGCGGCACAGGCTCAGATTGCGGTACAGACGACTCAGGCAGAACAGAACCGTGCAGAGGCACAGAAGCTGTCTGTTGAGACGCAGTTGATGCCTCAAGAGGTGCAAGCCAAGGTCTTGGCCTCTGCGACCAAGAACCTGCCGTCTGGTGGCGAGTCTGATGAATTTGACAAACGGGTCAGAATTGCCGAGTTGATGCTCAAAGAGGCTGACATCAAGAACAAGTCCAAGATTGTGGAGTTGCAGATGTCGGACAAGCAAAACAGGGTTTCGGGCATGGAAGAGGACTTCCTCACCCAGTTGACTCAGGAGTTGAGCAATGGACGTTGAAAGCCTTGCCAAACAGCTAATCCTCAAGGGGATGACGGAGGAGCAGCAGACTGCTGTTCTTGAGTCCATCAAAAACACAATGCTGCAAGCACGAACTGTGCAAAAACAGCGTGTTGGTGAAAACGTCCAAGTCGTTGTCCAAGCCCTCAAGAAGCTGGAATCCGACATCAAGGCCCGATACGATGAGACGGGCAAAGCCATTGAGAAACGAGTCGCATCCATCAAGGATGGTAAAGACGGTCAAAACGGTGTCAATGGGCGTGATGGCAAAGACGGACGACCAGGCCGTGATGGTGCGCCAGGCGCAAAAGGCAATGACGGGATGCCAGGTCGCAACGGCATTGATGGGGTAGATGGTGTATCGGTCACCAACGCCTTTATCGACTTTGATGGCAGCCTAATCATCAACCTGTCCAACGGGCAAGATTTGAACGTGGGCGAGGTGGTTGCCCCTGATCTGGCTGAGAAGATCAAGGTCATCACCAATGGTGGTGGTACTAGCCAACAGGTCTTGGACACTCTGGCAAGCCTTCAGACCCAAATCAACAACCTGATTCCGAGTCAAACTGGCAATGCGGGTAAGTTCCTGACAACCAACGGCTCTGTGCTGTCGTGGGGTGATGTGGATGGCGGGTTAGATTACCAAGGCACTTGGAACGCGAGTACGAACACGCCCACACTGGCCTCTGGTGTTGGGGTTAACGGTTACTACTACGTAGTGGCAACGGCTGGCTCTACCAACCTAGATGGCATCACGGATTGGAAAATCGGCGATTGGCTGATTTTTAACGGCACTGATTGGCAGAAAATTGACCAAAGTTGGGCAATTGCGGGTGCTAACGACAACATCACCTCAATGACGGGGCTGACGGGCGGCATTTCTTCACCCGATTTCATCCAATTTGATACTACTGCCACCGTTGCGGATGCGACAGGCAAGCTGTACTACAACGATGACGATCAGTACCAGACGCTTGCGTTCCAAATGAACGGCAGTGTCATCCAGCACGTTGGTCATGAGATCTTCTATCGGGTGCGTCTAAGTTCCGCTGCCACCAAAGGCCAAGTGCTTATGTTCACGGGCACTCTAGGGGCTAGTGGTGGCCTGACTGCTGCGCCAGCAACAGGACTGACGTTTGATCAGTCAAATTACCTTCTTGGTATCGCGGGTGAAAGCGGCGCGACCAATGACTGGATAACGGTCTATGAGTTTGGCGAGGTTAAAGGCGTAAACACATCGGCCTTCACGCAAGGCCAGGTTCTTTATTACGACCCAACAGTAACTGGCGGCCTCACAGCCACCAAACCCAACACGCCAAACGCTATCGCTACGATGGCGGCTGTGGTTCATGTTGGAACATCTAACGGTGTGCTGTTTGTGCGACTTACTTTCGGCTCTGCACTAGGCGGCACTGATGGCAACGTGCGTTTTGCAACATTGGCATCTGGCAACACCATCATTTATGACGCCGTG